GGGGGACAGCCGTTTCTCTGCGGCATACTTGTATGAAAAAGTAAGCATTTCCTACTCCTTTCTGATAAAAGCGGGCCCGTGCAAGCAAAGAATGCAACCCCACGCCCTTCCGGGGCGCTTTGCTTTTGGGGTGGCCCGCAAGACAAATATACATCATCTATTCTTTGATGTCAAGATATTCTCTGATCTTGATAAGCGTTGGAACGTCGGAACACCACACTTGACCCAAAACAAGCATAAGCTGGAAATAGGGGTGCGCCAGCTTGAACGCCTGTCTGCCCGCCTGATTGTCTGGATAGACCTCTCTGGACTGGTGCGGGGACGTGCACAAATAATAATGGTTGTCGTCGTACCGGTAGCAATACAGACCAGCAATGGAAAATTCCGGGCGCATACCACGGAGCGGCATGGGGCGAACAGAAGAGAGATCGTTATAACTAAACTCGTTCTCCATTGCCATTTTATAAAATTTGCTGTTCTTGTTCCGGGCCATGTGACGCATAAACGCGGTTTGACTGCGCTTGGTGCTGACCTGCTGAGACTTGGGAAGGGCGATAAAAACACCGGTGTCTGTGATCGTCCATTCCCTGCCGGTTCTCGCCAGCTTTGCAATCTCGTCCACCACGCCCAACTCAACCAGAATCGGAGATGTGATATCAAAAGCGTTTGCTAACAACCACAGCTTCAAAGGCGGTTGGCCCTGAAGTTCCCGGTTCCCGTTGATCGTCACATAGGCATTCAACAGCGCGTCGCCCTCTGCCTTGCGCTTGACCACGATCCTCTCGGGAATAAATTCATCGAAAACAACCTCTTGGAATGCACTGCCGTTGAAACCTCTGATATTTGCAATACTGGGAAGCGTCATACCAACAGCATATTTTTCCCGACAGCTTGTGATTTTGCCGTCCTCGTCGGTGTCAAATTTGCCGATAGTGTAAGTCACTTTGCCAGTTTTTGCAATGTCCGCGTCAAGTCCTTCCTTCTGAAGCGGGAGAAACGGGTTCAATTCTGGGTCGCTGGTGATGGCATCAAATTCCACGGTTGTCCTGCGGAGATACAGAAAATGAATCTTGCTCTCCAACTCGTGCTTCAAAACGCCGTATGTTTTACCAACTTGACGTTTTCCGATGATGATATAGCACCATGCCTGTATACTAGAAACGGCTGGAATGTTTATCCAGCCGTCTTTTGTATACAGGTCAAGCGCCATATTTTTACAGCGCTTGCTCATATTTTATACCTCATAACGGGTCTTGTAATCCGTCTTTTCGCCCTGCGCCGTTGCGTGTGCTTCCACAGCGCTGATAACACGCTGTGCGTCCTTCTCAGAAAAGTACACGCGGTACAGATCGTAGTACTGACCATCCCGGCCCTTGCTCTGCGGCATTGCGATAAACTCGCCGTTTTTGCCGTTAACGACTTTCAGATTGAGGAACGCCGCGCCCGGAACGTTCAGAGTGAACACACAAATCCGGTCGGAAATGAGGTGACACGCCTGCACAGTTGCGTCCTCAATGGACAGATAGGATTTAACGGTCTCGGGGGCGTTCCGGTTGGACTTGTTAAACATAATACATTCTCCTTTATTACTTGGTGGTGTTGGTCTTGATGTCCGCAAGCAGATTTTCGATGTTTGCAAGGGACGCTTTGATTTCGGCCATGTCGTCGGCAAACGCTTCAAAGAAATTGGTAACTGCTTCCAACAGCGCGGCCAGCTTGTTGTTAATGTCCTGTATGGTATTCACCTCTCAGAAAATCCAACGGAGCAAGAACTGCTTGCCCACAGAATCCGCGTTAGTCGGATAAAGCGCGGTCGGGGACTGGTTTGTAAAGATCGAAGCAATGTGATGCTTCTGTGCTTCCAGCTCTGCCGCCTGCTGTTCCATGGTCTTGCCACCATGACAACAGGGGTTCCACTGGGGCGCATACGGAAAACCGTACCGGGCGCTCTGCTCAAACTGCGTAGCACTGAGCGGGTCAAGACTGCCCAGACCGTCAACGACGTTCAGAAGGTTTTCGTCCTTATCATAAATTAGGCCGTAGATGTTCTGCGCCGCGTCCTCATAAATCAGGGTATGGTTGACCTTGGTAGTGCTTGCGCACGAAACCGGACAGGTGCAGGGGTTCTGATCTGCCATTTTTCGTTCACCTCTCTTTCTCTTGTTCTGTCTATAATATATCACAATTTCAGTTGCAAATTGTTACCAAACCATGAACAACCTGAAGTGCTTCATTTGCGTGAA